AAGGGTAAAAATTACCCTAAAAGTGGGTGGAAATTACCCACAAAAAGGGTAAAAATTACCCAGTTAGGCACACCTAACAATCAAGGAGATAGTATAAAAAATAAGGATGTCAGGGGGGGCGAACATACGTCTAAAGAAACTCTTAAAGATAATAAAGAAACTCTTAAAGGGAAAAAAAGTGATTTACGCTTTGAAATTATAAGATACCTGAATAAAATTACCGGGGCACATTACAAGCCCAATACCCCGGATACGGTTAAGCACATAAAGGCCAGGCTAAAGGAAGGCTTTACTTTAGAGGATTTTAAATATGTCGTTGATGTTAAATGTGCTGAATGGAAAGGTAAATTTAATAAAGAGGGCAAAAATATGGAAGATTTTTTAAGACCGATAACCTTGTTCGGTACAAAATTTGAGAGTTACCTTAATCAGCCTAAACCCGATCCTTTGCAAAAATATTATAAAAAGGAATAGAAAAATGAGAAATATAAATGAAGGATCGATGCAAATTAAAAATGCTCACTTGGGGAATGTGATGCTAAAAAAATTAACAAGGGGAGAAGTTACCCTAGAAGAGTATCTCATAAAATGTGCTTACTGGGGAATGAAAACCTTAGACGATATGTATTATAAATCTTTACCTAGCAAACCCTTATGTGTCTTTGAATACGAGCAGTTACCTTATTCTAAAAGAAAGAAATTAACCCAGGAATATTTTACAGATCATCCTGGAATATCAAGATATTATGAAGAGAAGAACAAAGTTATCAGAGAAAATAAGGAGAGTCTATTGAGATTAAAATGTTTAAAAAAAGATATACCGGAGAGTGATCTAAAAAGTCACGAGAAAATAGATAAGGCAATAATGGATTTTAAAATAAAAATGGGGGGCTAATAAAATTAAAAGGCCCTTCTGCAAGGTAGAGTCAGGTGTTTTCCCAAAACCCGGACTTTGGCCCCTGCTCAAGTACCTAAACAGAAGGGCCTTTTAAAGAAAGGAGATAAAAGTTAATGAGTATAAATCTTACTAATATAAGAATCAAAGCTGAAAAGGAAAAAATAATCAAGATGTATAAAGATAATATCCCAATATTGGATATTGCCAAAAAGTATGGAGTAGTCTCAACTTCTCTTTGGCGACATTTAAAAAAGTGGGGTGTGCCAATAAAACGCAAACCACGTGAGCCACACCATTATAGGGATAGAAAAATTAAGAGAGTTAAGCGAATTTTTAGCCTGGAACTGTTGGCTAAAATGAAGGAGAATACTAGGATAAACGATAAGCATATAAAATTTTATGGAATAGTTGAAACCGAAAAAGATAAGTTTATGGTCCGGAATATATTAAAAAAATCGAAGGCGGTTGCAAATGAATAAAAATTTGGAGGAATTAAAAAAAGTGAAAGAAGATTATATTAACTGCAATATACCGGGATGTGGAATGGTTGAAGAAGATGCCACGAATATAGGATTTTTTATGAATCAGACTTTAAAAGTTTTAGAAAATCAGGAAAAACGATTAAAAAAAGTTGAGGCTGAACTGGGGATTTATACTAAGGAAGAAATAAAAAATATTAAGATCGGGTTAACCGATCCAGATTAAAAAAGAAAGGAGATTTAAAATGGAAAGTACTGAGCAAATGGTAAAAGAATTATTAGAATTGTTTTTATACCAGGACACCGTAAATAGAATGGACTCTAAAGATAAGCTGATAAAGGTTTACCGGGTAAATTCTAATATCGTTAGAGTGGATATAAAAACAACGAAGGGGGGAGTTAGGCCATGAAGGCCAAGGTTAATATTAAATCTAATTTTTCTAAAAGTATCGTGGAAAGGGTATTTGATGAATCTGTATTTATGCTACAGACTAATGAGACCTTGAGAGTTACTGCATTAAGATTTGGTGTTTCTATATCTACCGTTTGGCGGGATATGAGAAAAAGGCTATTAATTATAAATCCAGACTATTATAAAAAAATGGATGAGCTTATCAATTCTCATAAAAGAAGGTGATCAAATGAAAATTTATAAAGGAATAAGATTAGACCCGGCAAGAGGAACTACTTCTAATGTCATAGTTACCGTTAATAGTGAACCATTAAAACATAGGGTATATCATAGCCCTGATGGCTTTAATTGGGGATATGGAGGCTCGGGACCCGCTGACCTGGCCAGGAGTATTTTGTGGGATTTTATTGGAGCAGAGCCAACCCCTGGGTTATATCAGGATTTTAAGTTTCAATTTGTATCGGGTTGGAAAGACGAATGGCAGATCACTTCGGAAGAGATTCAAAATTGGATGGACAAAAGAGGAAGTGATTAAATGAGCTTTAAATGGGACGGTAAGTTTAAAAAAGTAGAAGAAGCTAATGATTGGGCCTGGTGGGTACTTTTTGGGGCAGTAATAGTCATGGAAGTTATAGCAATATTAAAAATGTCAGGAAAGATATAAAGTTGAAGATCGGTTTGTTTGACATAGATAGCAAATATCACAATTTAGCTTTAATGAAATTGTCTGCTTATCATAAATCAAAAGGCCATGAAGTAGAATTTTATCAACCTATTTTAAAATCAAGTTATGATAAGATTTATGTCTCAAAAATATTTACTAAGAGAAATATTAATGAAGGATATATCCCTGAAGATTGTATTATAGGTGGATCGGGGTTTGATTTGAAATCAAGGTTACCGGATGAAATAGAACATGTAAAGCCCGATTATGATTTATATAATCTTAATTATTCTCTGGGCTTTACTACCCGGGGCTGTATAAGGAATTGTAAATTTTGTATAGTGCCGGAGAAGGAAGGAAAAATCAGAGAGCATGCAGAAGTGGAGGAATTTCTAAATCTTAAATCTAACATAGTGGTTTTGTTAGATAATAATTTTCTGGCCTTACCTTCTCATATTGAGAAATTACAAAAATATATTAATAAAGGCTGGAGAATGGATTTTAACCAGGGATTGGATGCCCGGCTTGTAAATAAAGAAAATGCCAAACTGCTGGCCAGGATAAAGTATAAGGAAACAATAAGGTTTGCATGGGATAATATTAAAGATGAAACTGAAATAATAAAAGGATTAGATCTTATTATTAAGGCAGGGATCAGGCCAAGAAATATAACTGTATATGCCCTGATCGGTTTTGATACTACTTTTAAAGAGGATCTTTATAGAATACAGAGATTAAGAGAAATTAAAGATGAGCAGGGACCGGTCAAGGCCTATGTTATGAATTATAATAATGAATTAAAAAGCAGAAAATATAAAGATTTTATGAGATGGGTAAACAATCCCTGGATATTCAAATCTTGTGATTGGGAGGAATATAGAAAATGGAAGTAGCCAAAGGCGGTTACCGGGAAGATCTAAAACAATTTTTCAGGTCAAAAATGGAAGCAAATGTAGCTAGATATTATAAATATATTGGTGAATTATATATTTATGAATATATGGAATTTGAATTTAAGAAAATTAAGCGTGGCAGCAGATTTTATAAACCAGATTTCTTTTTGGCAACAGTCAATCGCTGGGTTGAGGTTAAAGGCTGGTTTAGAAAATCAGATAAAACTAAATTAAGGCGATTTAAGAAATATTATCCGGAAGAATTTGCCAGATTGAAATTCATAATTCCGGACAAATACGCAAGGGATAAAGCTAATGGAGAAATGATTAAATTTTTATGCGATGATTTGGGAATTGATTTCGAGGAGATATTAAGCTATAAAGAAATAGAAAAATATAGTAAGCTGATTCCTGGGTGGGAATAAATTGACTAATCGGGGGCAGGTGAAGTAAAATAAAAAAAGAGCAGATAAGATGTAAGAATTGTAATCGAAGATTATTTGATGGATCACCAGGATTTGATATATTTAGCAATAATCCAAAGGAGCAATATATTATATGTCCAAAATGTGGAGCTATGAATTTGGTTAGTGTTAAAATGTTTGAAAAAGTAATAGTAAAGTTAGTGAGGCTAAAGGAATGAATATTAATTGTAACTTCCATTTATTCATATCGTATTATCTAACGGGGGTGAAAAGAATATGAAAAAATTAAGCGTATTGATGGTTTTTGTTTTATTGTTTTCAATAACTATACTAGCCGGAGATTTATCAAAAGAAGAAATTATTAATGAACTAAAAAAGATTACTATTGTTGCCAATAAAGATGTTAGATTAGAGATGTATGACATTTTAGCTGGAAAACTGGGATTAAAGGTTGCAGATGATAATATTATAAATGAATTTTCAGGGAGTGGAACGAAAACTACAAGACCATTCGTTATTAAAAATACCTGGGAAATATACTGGGAGTCAAAAGATGGGATACAAATTTCTCTATATGACAAAGAAGGAAATTTTATTGAAACGGTGGCCAGTCAAATGGAATCAGGGAAAGGAAATTCTTACAATCCCAAAAAAGGAACGTTTTGTCTAAATATTTTTTCAATGGGAAGTTGGGAAATTAAAATTATCGCAGTTGAATGATAATAAAAGAAAACTAATTTTAAAAATCAATTTTTTAGGAGGCAAAATTAATGGAAGAAAACGTAGAAGAACTTAATTTCTTAAAAGGAGAACTTAAAAAAGTTAATACTCAGATTTCAGAACTTCAATATAAAGCAGGTGTTTTGGAATGTCAAGCGAAATTATGGGAATTAAAAGAAAAAATTGAGGGAAAGATTAAGGATTGTGAATATAAAATTTCCTTAAACAAAGAATAAGAAATATAAAAATAAATATTTTGAGAGCTACTAGATAGCCAGATTAAAAAAGCGGAAATCGCTTTTTAGTCTGGCTATTTTTTTTAGGAAGGAAGATCATGAGAAAAGTAAAAGTTGAATATGTAGATATAGACAGATTAAAAATGTGGGAAAACAATCCCCGGATAAACGATGAAGCTTCCAAAAAACTGTCAAAATTAATAAAAAATTATGGTTTTATAAATCCGATAATATGTACTCCTGATGGAGTGATCCGAGCAGGGCACACCAGATATAAGGCTGCAAAATTAAATAAATTAAAGAAAGTCCCGGTTATATTCGTAGATTTTAAATCAGAAAAAAAGGCAAGGGGTTTTTCTATATCAGATAATAAATCTTATGAATTTTCAAAGTGGAATATTCCTCTATTAAAAGATGAACTTGAAGAACTGGATACCGGGGAATTTGATATTGAATTAACCGGTTTTAATGAAGGTGAGATTGAAAATCTAATGACAGAATATCACGTTCCGGTTACCCTGGATGATATCGGTAAAAAATTAGAAAGTTATATTAAGGCTGGCCCCCACCGGTGTATTGTAATAAGTTTTGGGAAGTTTGTTTCCCCGGTTAAAAAAGACGGAAGTATAAATGAAATGGAATTTCTCCAAAGATCAGAAGAGGTAATGAATTTAGAGGATGAGGAAAGAAGAATAATTGCTTTAGAGGTGGCTAAATTTATTTATGGAAAGGTTAAAAAGTGGCTAAATTTGCAATAAAAATATACAGGTATGGTAATTATACCCGAGCCTGGTTGAATTATATGTGTAAGATTTATGGGCTTGAAGTAACTGACGAAAAAGAGGCTGATATAATTTTACTTTCACTTTCAGATCCTACAGAAATAAACTTATTATTCAGTGCTAGAAGGGGTCAAAAACCGATAATTTTGGGGGGTGCAGAAGCTTTTCATGAGAAAATGTACTCTAACCTGGTAGATTTAATAAATGTGGGAGAGGGGTTTGAAATCTTTTCAAAATTGAAATTGATAAAAAATGAGAGTCCTGGGAATATTATCGGAAAACTTAAAGATCTGCCCTATATATATTACAAAGGAAAAAAGGGGAATATCTATCCTTCTACTAAAATTAACTGGGATTTGGTGCCGATAGTAAAAACCGGGGTAAGAAGAAGGATCATTTTAGGGGGTAGAGGTTGTAGGAGAAAGTGTAAATTCTATTATACTTCCTGGACTACCAAATATCAGAATAACCCCTATCTGCCAAATATTGATAAAAAAGTTATGATTATAACCAATGATAATTTAGGGCCTAGACAGCTTTATCAAAAGGCTTATGTTAGATCAATTACTGCAGAAGGCTATCTAAAGATGATTGAAGTACAAGCTAAAAATTGTTATTATTATAGATTAGGCCTGGAATCATTTTCAGAAAAAACCAGAAAATTTTACGGAAAACCTATCTCCGGTGAACAGATCAGGCGAATAATGGAAGTGTCAAGAGAATTTAATCACCGCTTAACCCTGTTTGTAATTGCCGGATATGAACCCCAGGAGAGCGTAGAAGAATTTTGTAATTGCTTTAAACAGGATACTAAATATAAAAATCCTAAAGTTGAGGTAAAAATGACTTACCTTGAACCAACCTTGCATACTCCATTACAAGATTTTGATATAAGGAAAATGTATCACTGGGATAAAAATTATTTAATTAGTATATTAACTTATGCTTCCCAGAGATTCAGGATTTGGAGCATGAAGAGGAATTGCGGGGGCGCTTATTGGAGAACCTGTTTACACCGGGCCAGGACCAAGGAAGAGATTGAAGAAGTTTACCGGTGGAAAGGTAAAATCGGGGAAGAGATATTAGAATTAATTGAGCAAAAAGGATGGCAGCATTTATATAATCAAAACAATTCTACCGGGATAAAATTCTGGTATAAGGTGAAGAGATGAGAGAGGAACAAAAACATATTAAAGCCTTTGAATTATTTTATAGTTTAAATGGGGAACCTACTTTAAAAAATGGCACAAGAGTGGCACAGGAGTGTCATATATCATTAAGAACTTTTTGGAGATGGTATAAAAAGCTAAATTGGAAATATAAAATAGATCAAAGGAATATAGAGAATTCAAAAGAACTTGCCAAAAAGACGAATGAAACCGTTATAGATATTAAAGCTAATTATAGGGCTGAAATAAAGGCGCAATTCAGTATATTGAAGAAGATGCTCAATAAATTAATTGAGCAATTTAAAGATAATAAAGGAATTGAAATAAAAGATGTTACCGGCTTAAAAGACATAATGGGTTGTTATGAAAGACTTATTAAAATGGATTTAACTTTAATAGGTGAAGTTTCAGAAAGAGAGGAGATTGAATTAAAACATGCAGAGGAAGATTTCTTTAATGAAATCAATAGCCTTATTGCCAGAGAGAAAAAGAGAAAGAGTATTAGAAAAAATAAAAAATCTAAATAATGATAAAAAATTAAATTTTTTATATGATTGGAGAATTAGAGCCCGGCCCAAGCAATTACCACCGAAAGGAAACTGGCTAACTTGGCTAATTAGGACCGGAAGAGGCTGGGGTAAAACCCGGGTAGGTGCTGAATATGTTATAGATCAGGCTAAAAAGGGAGCTGAACATATAGCTTTAATTGGAGAAACTAAGGCAGATGCTAGAGATATAATGGTAGAATTGGGCCCCGCTTCAATATTAAAAATTTCAAGACCTGATTTTATGCCTAAATACGAGCCTTCTAAAAGGAGAGTAACCTGGCCTAATGGATGTGTAGGGACTATATATTCAGGAGATGAGCCAGATCAGGTAAGGGGACCAAGTCATGATATTGCCTGGATAGATGAATTGGCTAAATTTAAGTATCCCCAGCAAGTATGGGATAATCTTATGTTCGGACTTAGGAATAGAGAGGATCTTAGGATTTTGGTTACCACTACTCCTAGACCAATACCTATTATCAAAGAATTAAAAGATGATCCTAATACAAAAGATATTACCGGAAGCACTTATGAAAATAGAGACAATCTACCTCAAAAATATTTTGATTATGTAATTAGAAAGTATGAAGGCACAAGATTGGGAAGGCAAGAAATTTATGGCCAGATATTAGAAGATAATCCTAATGCCTTATGGACCAGAAAGATAATTGAAAATAACCGCAGAAATAAAGCTCCCAAATTAATCAGAGTAGCAATTGCCATCGATCCCCAGGCCACTGACAATATTATGTCCTCTGAAACCGGTATAATCGGGGGCGGTTTAAGCGAAGATAGGCACGTCTGGATCTTAGAAGATGCCACTGTAAAGGGTAGTCCGGATAAATGGGGGAATGCAGCGGTAACCGTTTATCATAAACTTGAAGCAGGCCGGATAATCGGAGAAGTAAATAATGGTGGTGATATGGTTGAATATGTTATAAGATCGATTGAAAGCAATCTGCCATATATGGGCGTTAGGGCTTCTCGGGGTAAATATATCAGAGCTGAACCAGTGTCGGCTTTATATGAACAGGGGAAAATTCACCACGTGGGGAGTTTCCCGGACCTAGAAGATCAGCTTTGTGAGTGGGTGCCAGGGGATAAATCCCCGGACAGATTAGATGCCCTAGTCTGGCTGGTGACCTTTTTAATGCCCGATATGTTAAAGGATGATCAGATAGTTGAGGGAAGGAGTGCAGGGAAGAGAGCGACTGCCAATCAGGACTGGTAATAATGACCCAATAATTTATTTTATGTAAAGTAAAATAATTTGACTTAATATTTTTTTTATGTTATTCTGAAAAAAAATAAATACTTGAATTTTCGTCAGAGCACCATTAGAGAGCCAGAACGAGAAGCCTAAAAACTTCTTGACTGGCTCTCTTTTTTTTATTTCTAAAGGGGATATATGGATATAAAAGATATATTTCAAAATACCAAAGATACCATAAAGAAATTGCTTAAACCGGAAATGGGCGAGATATCCCACTCTGGAACTGATATCTGGGGTATTGGTGATCTTCCTGTCTACAATCCCGATGACTTGGTAGAAAAAAAAGGATTGGAAATATATAGAAAAATGCAAAGGCGGGACGGCCAAATTAAGGCTGTCTTTATGTTAAAGAAGCATGCCCGATTATCTACCCCCTGGAGTATCAGGCCGGAAGATGAGGATGATCAGGAAGCAGTAAAACAGGCTGATTTTATTAAGCATTGTTTTTCAGAAATGAAAGGGAACGTAAATAATACCCTGCTTAAAATATGGAATGCCATGAGGGATGGTTTTTCTGTGGCTGAAATAAATTATAAGATCCTTTCTACCGGAGAATTTAAAGGGATGATCGGTATTGATAATATCAAGGTCCGGAAAGCTGCAAATTATATGTTTAAATGTGATGAGCATGGCAATATTGAAGAAAAAGGCTTAATTGAGGGTTATAATAAACCCTTGCCTGTAAATAAATTTATTCTTTTTGCCTACAACCCCAATGATGACGATGCAGACAGCTTATATGGTGAGTCTGATTTTAGGGCAGCCTACCGGTATTATTTCTCTAATGATATCGTTCAAAGATTCTGGAATATCTTTTTAGAAAAGTTTGGCCAGCCCACCGTAATAGGTCGTTATGAAACCGGAACTACCAAAGAAAAACAGGACGCATATTTAGATATATTAAAGACCATTCAAACTGATACCGCGATAGTAATGCCAAAAGGGTTAGAAGCTGAACTTTTAGAGGCTCAAAGAAGAGGATCAGCCGGTTATAAGGCAGCCTTTGATACTAATAATAGCATGATTGCCCGGGCTTTACTGGTGGGTACTCTTTTAATGGATACCGGGGAAAAGGGCTCCTGGGCCTTATCTAAAACTCATTTTGATATTTTTATTTACATACTTGATTATTTAGGAGGTGAAACTGAAGATACTATAGTCCGGGAACAGATCATAAAGCGGTTAATAGATTTTAATTTTACCCAACCCAAATATCCCTATTTTAAATTTGAATCACTTATAAAAGATGACCAGGAAGCAAAGGCTAAGATTGCCAAGATGTTAGTTGATGGTGGCCTGATTAATCCGGAAGAGGAGTGGGTCCGGGAATTCCTTAAGATCCCAGCCAAAGAAGAAGGGATAATTTTACCTGAACCCAAACCTAAAGGCGGGGGCTTTGCAGAAGATTATCAGGCCGGGCTAAAAAGGCAGACTAATCAATATGAAAAAAAATGTAATTTTACCCGGATAATAAAAAATCTTGATGAATGGGAAGCAAAGGCTAAAGAGGATCTTGTAAAAATTATAACTAAGCAAAAAGAATCCCTTAAAAAAGATATTTTAAAAAGAAAGATTATTGAAACTAATTCGGCTTCACAAATTGAAAAGATTCAGCTATCTTATGTCGGAGAATTAAAAACCAAAATACAGGAATATCTAAGAGATTTATGGCAATATGGCCGGGAAGAGGTAAAAAGCGAACTGGGTAAGATGAAATTTGTCGATATAGTCCCCGGGTTACCGCCTAAAAAAGCCCTGCAATATTTAAATAATAAATCTTTTTGGATTGCTGGGGTGGTAAGAGATAGTGTCTTAAAAGAAGCAAGGGCAATTTTATATAACGGTTTAAAAGGCGGGGCCACTACCCCAGAGATAATGTTTCAATTGGATGGATTTTTTAAAGAATATATCGGGACTACTGCAATAGAAATAAAAACCGGGAGAGAATTAACTCCCTGGCACCTTGAAAATGTAGTAAGAACCAATTTTAGCGATGCTTACAATGAGGGGCGCTGGGCCATGATGAACGATCCGGATGTAGGGGATTTTGTACCGGCAGTAGCCTATTCCTCTGTTATGGATGATCGGACTACCGAGATTTGTGAGCGGTTGGATGGTCAGGTATTTGAAAAGGGCGATCCTGATTTAGCCAGGATAAAACCACCTAATCATTATGAGTGCAGGGGAACTCTGGTCCCAGTAACTAAATATGAAAAATTTACCCCGATATCCCGGGAAAGGAAAGCGGGGATCATGGCTATAAAACCTAAAAATTTTGTAAATTTAGAAGGAGATGAGTTATATGCCTTACAAATATCCGAGTAATATCCCGGAAGGGATAAAAAGTTTACCGGCTGAAGCCCAGAAAACCTGGATTGATATTTTTAATAATGCCTGGGAACAGTACAAAGATAGAGCTGAAAGAGAAGGTTTGGCCAATGCTACAGCCTGGGCGGGCTTGAAAAAAGCAGGGTGGAAAAAAGACAAAGAGGGTAACTGGATTAAAACCGAAACACAGGGGAATCTAAACGCTATGGAATTGGCAATATTGGAAGCCTATTCCCAGACTTATGAATTAAAAGATGTCGAGGTATTTGGCACCGGGGAATGGAATAAGCATAAAATAACTGATAAGGATATTGACGATATTGTAAATGGCACTAATGAAATAATTGATAAATTAAAGCCAAGAGTAAAATTGGGCCACAATGACAAGCAAGATCTATTAAGAAAAACGGGGCTCCCGGCTGGCGGTTGGATCACTAAATTAAAAAGGGTAGGGGATAAAATTTTAGTTAACATAAAGGAAGTGCCTAAAGTATTATATCAATTAATCAAAAATGGAGCATATAAGAGGATATCAAGCGAAATTTTATATGATTATACCGAGCCCAGCACCAAAAAGAAATATAATAAGGTCCTTTCAGCCATCGCTTTTTTAGGTGCTGATCTACCGGCAGTAACCAATTTAAAAGATATTGCTGCCTTATATGATTTTAATGAGGATGCCAATTTAATTATATATCAAAAAGCAGAAAAATATAATTGTGAATGTATTAAATGTGGTTATAAAATGACCAGTGATAAGCATTGTAATGAAATAAAATGTCCCGAATGTGGTGGCCAAATGAGAAGGGTTGAGAGGCCTGGACCGGGGCAATCACATATAGAAAAAACCAAAGAAAAGGAGACTTATATCATGCCAAACGGAATCAAGATCACTGAAGTAGAAGGTAAGAAATTTGTCGCAGTGGAAGATTACGAGAAAATCGAGAAGGAGAAGGAAGCATCAGATAAGGAAAAGGAAGAAGCCAAAGGATTCAAGGAGAAGTTTGAAACCGAAGAGAAAAAATCCAAAGAAGCAGAAGAAAAGCTAAACAAAATCTCTAAGGAAAAAAGAGACTCCGAAATTAAAACCTTTATTGATGATCACTGCTCCGATAAAGACATGCGTTTTCTACCTAAGCAGAAAGAAGTTTTGATGGCTCTTGTAGAGTCCACTTCTGATGAGAAAAAAATTAAATTTACGGTAGATGACAAAGAGACCAAACTTTCACAGCGGGAATTACTGGAAAAATTTATCGAACTCCAACCCAATTTCTCTGACTCCATTTTTGCTGAATTAAGCAAGGGGGAAGAGGAAGAGGAAGAAGGTAAAGATAAATTAACTCCAGAAGAAAAGAAGGTCCAGAAGTATATGGATGAGCATAAAGACGTAACCTATCGAGATGCTGTCCTGGCTTGCCTGGATGCTACCGAAGAAAAAAAGAAAAAATAATCGTTAATAAAATAAATAAGTAAATCGAAAAGAGGTGTTAAATAATGTCTCAAGCTGCCGGTATTTTAGATTTAACTTTTAAAGCTGGTGAGGCCTTAACTGCTAAGCAATATTATTTTGTAAAGTTAAATGAAGATGGCGATGTTGTCGCAAGTGATGGAAGCAGTTCAGTATCTATCGGGATTTTACAGAATGCTCCTGATGATGAAAAGGCTGCCAGGGTAAGATTATTAGGGACAAGTAAATTAGTAATGGCTGAAGCATGCCCTGCAGAAGGTCCACTTGGAGGATACGAGAAAGGAGCGTTGATAACTTCTGATGGTGATGGGAAGGGTGTAGTGGCTGATGTTAATGAATATGTTGGAGCAATAGCTCTGGAGGCTGCTGATGGTGCAGATGAAATAATAGAAGTTTTAGTTACTCACATATATACTGCTGGTTCTGTATAATCACAAATAATAAATAATTTATTAAAGAAAGGAGTTGAAATTAAATGCCAGAACCTGAAAATGTTCATACTGATAAAATTTTAACTAATATCTCGATAATGTACCGTAATGCGGCCTATGTCGGAACAGAAATAATGCCGATTGTACCGGTTAAAAAGAAATCGGATATATATTATATATATAATTCTAAGGCTGATCGGTTTAGGATTCCCAAAACTTTGAGGGCTCCTAAAACCGAATCAAGAACTGTTGATTGGAAAGTAACCACTGATGGCTATGTCTGCAATGAGCATGCCTTAAATGATTTAATTGATGATGACGAAAGAGACAACGCTGATAAACCTTTAAATCTTGATGTAGATACTACAGAATTTTTAACTGATATCGTTCAATTAAGTTTAGAGATGAGAATCAAAGATATGTTAGAAGCTAGCTTAATAAAACATGACCCGACAAGTGGTGTTTGGAATGATTATACTGACGAAACCGCTACTGATCCTATAGCTGATATTGAAATCGGGAAGGCTGCTATACATGCAGTAATTTTCAAAGATCCTAATGTATTGCTATTAGGAAAAGCTGTTTACGATAAGTTGAAACATCATCCTAAAATTTTAGAGCGGATTAAATATAGCCAAAAAGGTGTGCTTACTTCTGATCTTATGGCTGAATTATTTGGAATAGAAAAAGTAATAATCGGTAAAGCTGGTTATAATGCAGCCAAAGAAGGAAAAGCTGAAAATTTATCTTATCTCTGGGGTAAGAATGCCATATTAGCCTATGTAGAGCCCAAACCTGGATTAAAGAAATTCTCTTTAGGTTATACTCTACAAAATAAAAAATTTCAAACCAGAAGGGCAAGAATAGAAACAAAACATAGTGACTGGATTGAAGTTGGAGATAAAGAAGTAGAAAAAATAGTTTGTGCTGCCTGCGGATACAGGATAGAACCAGCAATAACATAATAAATAAAATTAGAGGGGGAGAATTATGTTCTCTCCCTCTAATAATGATAGGAGACTTAAATGGCTTTTTGTATAACTACCGATGTATTAACTAATTTAAATATGGAAGAAGCCCATGTTCCCGAAGCATTGTTGGCCAAAGCTATTATTAAGGCAGATGCAGAAATAAGGGCAGCTTTTTCATCCGACCTATTGGCTGTTCTTGACGCTTTAAGTGAAACCCCGGCTATTATAAAATCTTTGGCTGAGGATATTGCCTCTTATTATGTAATGCGGGGCCTGTATTCAGGGAAATCACCGAGCATAAATACCTGGATCGATAAATATAAAGAGGCAAAAGAGACCCTTAAAGATATTACCGAAGGTAGGAAACAGATTGAAGGTATTACTTTAAAAGTAGGGACTGTTCAATCTTCTACTAAAGATTATAAACGGACTTTCGATGAAAGGGATGAGACTAACTGGAAAACCGATCCTGATAAATTAGAGGATCTGGCCGATGACTAACGGGGCGCTGATCAGCTATGAAATCAAAAATGATGAGAAGGTAAAAGCTCTATTAAAAAAAGCCGGGAATAAAGCTAAGGATCTTAGGATTCCCTTAAAGCAGTGCGGTATATTAATGCTTTCTTCTATCGATAAAAATTTTAGAGCAGAGGGTAGACCCAAAAGGTGGGCCCCACTTTCCCCCATGACTATAGCTATGCGGAGAAAAGAAGGAAAAGGAGCTAAGATCCTACAGGATACCGGACATGGAAAAGGCTCTATCGTTTATAAAGTAGTATCTAATCAGAAAGTACAGATCGGAACTAATGTTAGTTATATGAAGATACACCAGGAAGGCGGTTCGATTAAGATACCAGCTAGGGATATTTTCCCGGTAAAAGCGAGGGTTTTACACTGGGTTGATCCGGGCACAGGGGAAGATGTTTTTACTATGCACGTTCACCAGAAGGCAAGAACGGCCAAGATACCACAAAGGAAATTCTTATTATTCCAGGAAGATGATAAGAAAAATATTGTAAATATCTTCACTGAATATT